CTTCTTGGAAAGGACGAGTGGGTTTCATTTGAGAATGGCATTATGCACACCATGGACTGGTACAAATCAACAAAAAGTGTTGAAGAAGTAGAAACTATCTTTGAGAAAGATTCCCTCATAAACGGTAGTACCCGCTAAAAAATAAGTAAACAGTAAAAAAGTTCTTGACAGTCTCTATTTTTAGGTCTATTAGGCGACCTTATGGATAGGGACTGTTCTATTTTAACCCACCATTATTTTGATAACAGGGCTATGTTGCCTATGTTGTCTATAAAAAAGGAGTTTTTATGCCCCCAGAAGCAAACGAAATAGATGTGTTTGACAACGCCTTTAACGAAGCGGCAGAAGTAAAAGAGGAAAGCAAGGAAGCACAGGATACCAATGCCGAGGCATCTGAGTATGACTCCAAAACTCATGAAGATGAGAAAGGGGTTGGCAATACCGATGAACAGGCAAATGGGAAGAAAGATGTAAAAGAGGAAAAGAAAGAACCGGAAAAGAACGTTGAGGAGAAAAAGGAAAAAGACCCTGAAATCGGCAAACTCCAAAAGCAACTCGAAGAGACCGAACAGAAATATAGCACTCTTCAGGGTATGTTCAATCAAACCCAAAAGCAATTAAACGAAATTGGTAAAAAGAAAGCAACAGAGGAAAAGACGGCTAATGTCGAAAAGATACCATCTCTCGATACCCTGTTTTCTAAACTGTATGATGACCTCGATGAAAAGACAAAGAAAACGCTGTCACAGTATGAAGATGAATTCGATGTTCCAAGCAAGGCAGAAGACATCAAGAGGACACACGCACTAAAGAAGGTAACAGAACACGTTATCAAGGAAAACAGGTTATTTGTCGAAGCCGCATTAACGGAGTTTTCCAAGGCACTCAAGACATTTCTTGATCCGGTTGTTAAAAAGGTCGGAGATATCGGAGATTCAACCCATGTAACTGAGATATTCAAGGCCCACCCCGATTTTGAAGTATACCGGGATAATGGTGAACTTAAAGCGTGGATAGACGAACAACCATCCATCACAAAAAAAGTTTACCAGAACGTATATAACGAAGGGGCTGCCAAAGAAGTTATTGAACTATATGATGCCTTCAAGAAGGCAAAAAAGATAGGTGAATCAAAGAAGAACTCCGATCAAGAAGAAGATCAGCAAAAGAAGGAAGACGAAGAAGAATTAGCAAAAGAAAAGGAACGACAAGAAAAAGTTAAAAACCTTGAAACAGTGAAATCAAAGAACACTGGTGTCAACGTTACTGGGGGTGCTCAGAACGATGATTTTGATGCCGCATTCGATGAGGCCATGAAAAAGGTGAATACTGGTAGGAGGTAATAATTATGGGAATGACTAAATTTGGTGATATTTCTCCAAGAACCGCAGCTTTCGCAGTTGTGGAACTTTTAAAAAGAACAATGCCTTATCTTTGCCTTGAGAAGTTCGGACAGGCAAAGACACTTCCTGGAAACAAATCGGCTACCATGAAGTGGCGAAAGTATACTGCCCTTCCAATCAATACAACGGTGCTTACCGAGGGTGTTACCCCTCCAAGCAAAAAGCTGTCATACAGTGACATATCCGTAACGCTGTATCAGTATGGTGATTTGGTTGAGTTGACTGACGTTATTCAGGATACCCACGAAGACCCCGTTCTTCAGGACACCCTTCAGAACGTTGCAGAACAGGCCGCTAAAACCGTTGAGACCCTTCGTTTTAATGCACTGAAGGCAGGAACAAACGTATATCGTTCCGGAAACGTATCTGCAAGAACAGAAGTCACAGACGTTATGTCGAGGGCAGATCAGAGGGCCATCGTCAGGGGTCTTGAAAGGCAGGAAGCACAGCACATTACCACAATCGTGAGGTCCACCCCGGCGTTTAACACAGAAAATATACAACCCGCTTTCATTGGATACTGCCATGTGGATCTGAAATCGGACATCAGGGGTATGACTGGCTTCATTGATGCAAAAGACTATGGTTCCATTACTCCTTTTGAGACAGAAGTTGGTGCCGTAGAAGATGCAAGATTCCTTACATCTACACTTCCAACTGCATGGGCAGATGGTGGAAGCGCTACGGGAGCAGGAAGCACAAGAATTTCAACGGCTGGTTCGGCTTGTGACGTTTATCCTGTTCTGTATTTTGGAAAGGATGCTTATGGCATCGTCGCCCTGAAGGGAAAATTCGCCATTACACCGGCTGTTTTGAACCCAGATCAGATAAGCAAATCCGATCCTCTTGGACAGAGAGGATACGTTTCGTGGAAAACCATGCAGGGTACAGTAATTCTTACTGAAGAGTTCATGTACCGATACGAGGTAGCGGCAACACTGTAAGCCGGGCCTACGGATAGTAGGGGCTTAACATGGAGGATAACAATGACGAATCGAAAAGTAACTGAAGGTTTCAGATGGCAGGACCAGAGGGATGCTATTAACACATTCCTTAATATGTGTTTTTCAAAAATAAGTTTGGGTTCCGGTGCAGGATTTGGGGCAAGTTGCCTTTACAACATGGTTGTTTGCATCGAGGGATATATCTATTCCTTCGGTCAGGCAAGCATGGCTCTCTCAAGCTATAACGCGATTAGCACGGCATCGAATTACGCACGACTCATAGCACTTACGGTCAACTCAGCCGGATCGTTTTCGTGGATTCCCGGTTCTGCCGTATCTCTTGGCGCTACGGCTTATTTTCCTGAATCTGGCATACCGGCATCGAGGGCGGTTGTCGGGTTCATTAGGATATCCGGCGCATCGACTTCCCATGTCAATTTTGGTTCCAACTCTCTTGGCGGCATGGGGATAGAATATTTTGATGTATGCCAGATTCCACAGGGAGTCATCATCGAAACGTAACAAAACAAGGGGAGAGGGTAATGCTTCTCCCCAAAATCTTTAGAAAGGAGCATATATGGCGGTTGTAAAAAGAACAAAAAATGATCCAAAGGTTTTTGTCCACTCAAGAGGATGGTTAAGGGACAGAATTATCATTCATCGTCAGGACGGTCCCGGTGGCATTCATCCTGTTTTTGTCGAACTCAATAACTTTCCTGTTCTTATTCCAAGGGAAGTAGAGTGTGAGGTTGCAAAACCACTTGTTCAGACATTGAGGGAAGCAATAGCGACCAACACCTATCGAGATGAAAAGGGAGAACTCTATACAAGGGACATCCAGAAATATAATTTCACCGTCCTGGAGGAAAACGTAAACTGGGATGAAATCATGAACAATGAAGAGTTTTTCCCAATGAATAAGACATATCTGTTGGCGATAGGTAAGTGGACAGAAAGACAGGCTGAACCGGAAGAGAACACAAAACAGGCGGCTACGGCGTGAATGCAACAGAATTGATAGATGCTGTGAGAAGCGTCCTTGGCGATGAGAGTCCACCCTATAAATGGCAGGACTCGGCCCTTATGCGCTATTTAAATGAAGCCGAGGAACAGATTTGCAGAAGGGCTTATCTGCTTATAGATGAAACTACCACTTCTATCTGTCAATTCAGCGTATCGGTAAGTGTAGCAAGTTATAGATACCATTCAAAAATATTGCAGATCAAGCGGGTAGTGACCGCAAGCAGTACAATACCGCTCAATCAATATACAAGGGCAGAACTTGATGCAGAAGATACAGGGTGGATTTCCCAGATAGGAACTCCGACAAAGTATGTCGCTGAAAATATTGGAGAGTTAATCCTTGTACCAATTCCTCAGTCGGTTACAACGGCAACATTACAGGTGGCAAGATTGCCGCTTAACTCTTTTTCTGCCGCGTCAACTCAAAGCCCAGAAGTAGATGATGGATATCACAATGACTTGATTGATTGGGCGTTACACAGGGCGTATGAACGAAGAGATACAGACACACAGAATATGCAATTATCACAGTATTATGAAGGAAGATTTACGGTAAGGTTCGGAGCTTTGCCTACAGCCAAATCAGAACGGGCAAGAAAATCAATCCCGTCCAACATGTCTGTCAAGGCAAGGGAATTCGGAATATAACGGGAGGGTAAGACACATGGCACACAACGCATTGAAAAGGTTAATAGATCATGACGATAAACTGAAATTGGCGGTCAATAGAATTCTGGCCGGTAATTCCAGTGGATTCGCAAGTGCCGTATCTCTTACAGGGGATGTTACTCTGGGGAGTGCGGGTTCCATTACTATCGGCAACGGCAAGGTAACATCCGCAATGATAGGGGCAAGCGCAATACCGACCACAAAAATCAGGTATACCGACTTGTCTATTACAATCGTTGGAAGCACGGCAGGGTCAACAAGCAATTATGGTACGGCGGTTATTACCAGTAACGCAAAGCTATTCGGTATCTGGCTCACAGCATTTAACAGCCTTACCGATTACGGCGGTTCGTTTGCGTGGAGGGTGTCATATCTTTCTGCACTATTAAGGATTGATGTGAATGGCCCCAACCCTGCCCCAACGGGTAATAAGTTGGTTTTTAAGGGCGTAGTTATTGAACCATAGGGGACTCTTATGGGTTCTCGGAAACAACATAAAGGCGTGGGGATGGTGAGTACTGTTCCTATGCCTTTTTTAAAAAGAAAGAAGGTGTAATGGATAACATCAAAGACAAGGTACAGTATGCGTATACGGTACTCGCAAGGCATCAGGATAAATGCGGTATGTTGAATGTTTTTATGAAGGAAGATGAGCAGTTCATCGAGTGCGAACGGTGTGGCATGGTTGTCAAAAGAGGCGACAATTCTGCATTGTTTCAACTGAAAGGATACCAGATTGAACTTATATGAAAAGAATTTTGAAACACTGAAACAATATCGTCCGGCACTGATAGAGATGATCGAAGATGCTCAGATAACTCCACCAGTGAAAGACGATAACGAGACATACGAAAATGCCATTAACGCAATAGACTTCCTTGGTGATGTTGCGAATGAAGGCGTTTTTGTCATAATGGGCTTGGGAGCGGGATATTTTGTAAAGGAAGTTGTCGAGCAAATCAATACCGGTCACTCAATGATAGTCTATGAACCGTCTGCCGGTGTATTGAAGAATGCAATGCATGAACTCGACTTAACCAAAATGTTTGCCTGTGAAAGAATATATATTGCCCTTGGGGATGTCAAAGATTACTGGTTTGTCCATCACTGCCACATGAGGACAGTGAACGGAAGGTTGTGGGTCATCAAGCATAAAAACTTTCACAACGGAGATGGCGAACTATGTGACGAATTCTATAAGCGATTTCAGGAAGAAAAAAGAATTGCGGATATCAACATAGGAACGCAGATCGGCCTTGGAAAGACCTTCATGAATTGCATCCTTAAAAACATACCAGAAATTATCAAGAATAACGGTGTCGTCTCACTGAAGGATATTGCAGTTAATGAACCGGTTCTCGTTGTCGCTTCTGGTCCATCGCTTGACAATTCCATTGATGATCTCAAAAAACTTGCGGATGACATATTTATCATTGCCTGTGACACCGCGCTACCGTTTTTGTTGTTACACGATATCGTTCCCGATGTGGTAACGGGTATAGACCCATTGACCGACAATAATGCCTTATTCCGTGATCCAAGGTGTAAAGACATACCCTTGGTGTGCATGGCGCAGTATACACCATCGGTAGTGAAGGCGTATCCAGGTCCTATTTATTTTTCATCCATGCCCGGAAATCAGGTCTTTCAGTGGTTGCAGTGGTATTGGGACAATAAGGGTGCGGTTGAGTGCTTTGGTGGTAGCGTAAGCCATTTTGCTTTTGGCCTTGCGGAATACATGGGAGCCAAAACAATAGGACTCATGGGGCATGATTATTCCTTTAAGAGCAAATGGTATTGCGGTGATACCTCGGAAATGCTTCACAAAGAAATGGGCAAGGAAGTTCCTGATGAAACAAAAGATGCGATCTCTCAAACAAATATTAATGGTGATCCTGTATTCACAAGGCCAACCTTGCTCTCTTTTAAAACAGCCGTAGAAAACAAAATCAAGGTATTTGACGGCAAGGTTTATAACCTGTCGAGAGAAGGATTACCGGTTGAAGGAACATATTATTCATCCGTTGATGATTTTATAAATAAATACTGTAATGACAAACCGGTTATAGAACATGTCAGCACAAGCAACGGATATCAGATAGACGATCTTATCAAGGCCGTCCATCTTGGAAAATACGTCTTTAAAACCATTAAGAAATATTCCCTGAAGATAATCGGCCTTATCCATGAAGCGCGAAAGCTTAAAGATTCCGGTGATAAAAAAGGGTGCAGAAAAATACTGAGAAAAATAGAAAAGATGCGCCATTTTACCACGCACCCATTGCTCGAAATTATGTCCGGATATCATACCATTCTTGAAATATACCTCCAAAGACATGACGTAAAGGACATAGACAATATCAAGGATGAATGGGAAAAGCGGGATGCACAGATGTTCCGTGGGCTTAATTATTACGGGGAGCTTAATGAGGCCGTTGGCCTTTTCGTGGTTGAACTTGACGATCTCAATAAAGAACTGAAAAAAATCAGGAGAAGGGATGTCTTATCCGGATCTAAGTGATCTCAGATATAGAGTAAGAAACCAACTTTCCGAGGCAAGTTCCGTGAATATGCCGGATGCCATGATTAATCGATGGATAAACGATGGTGAATTTGATGTGTCGGTAAAGTCACTCGGATATGAAAGGGAACATTCGCTGATTACAACAGCAAGTGTTAGATATGTCCAGGCAACGTTTGTAAAGGTTCTCGGTGTTGAATATATCCCGTCAACGGGTGGCAGGAGGGGGCTTGGTAAAATTAATCCCCGAATGGTTGGGCATCTTACCCTTACAGGAACAACCCCCCAGTTTTGGTTTCCATGGGGAGACAGGGTGTGTATAGAACCAATACCGCAGGAGGCATATAATCTGCTGGCATATGTTTCTATTGTCCCCACACAACTAATGTCAGCCGACACGGATGAACCCGAAGTACCTGAATTTCTCATACCATGGATTATTGAATATGCAACAATCCATGGATTATTGAGAAATAAAAAATATGCTTCAGTTTCATTAAGATACGGCGTTTATGCACAGAACATAGCAATGATAAGGAATACCATTCTCGCCAAATATGCCGATACAAGACCCGATTTCGAGATACCAGATTTAATAGAGGCTACAAGAAATGGCGCTTGAGAGATATTTAACCTATACCGAATCTGATGCCGCAGGGAAACTTACAGTGGCCGCAAATGATTTAACCGTTACCGGTCTGGATAACGATGATGGATCATATCTTTACAAGGATTTTACATCGGGGAACTTCTCGGAAGATTTTGCTCATAGCGTCCAATTAAACATATCTTCCGTTACTGGAATACCATTTCTCGCCATATGGGGAATGATGAATAGTATTGGAGACCTTGGAAGCCAAGTGGCCTCGCCAACAGCAATAGCCCTTGTCGCATATACCGAAGGAAGTCATCTTATTATCGCAGAGTGTCAAAGTGGAGCGGTTTATCAATCCTCGATATCCATCAATGAAGATACCGATTATTATATCACAATTTCAAGGGATGAAGGCGTGGGTGCTTATGGTACTCTTTATCTTCATGTTTACACCGACCCACAGTTTATGCACCTTCTAAGTTCAACCTCTGTTACGTTGCATTCAAAGACTGACTTTCAATATTTGTATGGAATGAGTGGACAGACAGGCGGTGCTGGTGGGGCTGCAATAACGGCTGTTATTAGCGATCTTCTTTTGGTGGCTTATCCATATTGCCTCGGTCAATTAAGACTAAGGGTGAGGGATATTGTCAATGAAGACACGGCCATAAACTGGTCTAACGATGAATTAAACAGATATATAAATGATGCTGAGCGGGAAATAGCCATACGGTCTTCTTGTCTGCAACATATAGATTCCTTATCTACATCTGCCGTTGCAGGTTCTCTTGGGTTTGAAGGTTCATATATTCTCGATGAGGGGGGCGTGTCTGATACTTATTTAAGGTCTCTTACGTTCGATGGTTACAGGACAGCATATCTTGAATATATAGACAGTACAATAGGAAGGGGTATGACCAATATAGCGAGTCCCTTCCTTGGCAGGACACCGATACCGGACAATGAACCGGCAAACTGGTTTTCTTACCGGGATAATATTTACATAGAACCAACACCAACAACCACATACAGCATAAACGCCTATATTTCTGATTACCCGTCTTCGGAAATGAGTGGATATGGTGATATACCGCAGATACCGCCATCTTTCAGACCGTTGATAATTCCATGCGTTGTTTCAAGGTGTCTTGCAAAAGATGAAAGAATGGTCCATTCGCAAATGATGTATTCCATTTTTGTCAACGAACTTATGTATCAGAAATGGGGAACAATAGATATCGTTCCGGATTTAAAAGCAATGACCAACTACCATGAATTCCACAGGGTGACTTAATGGCTGCTCAGAACAAATTACAGTATCCGATAGAAATATTAAGTCCAACAATGAATGGGCAAATACCGGGGCCAAAACAGGACGAGCAGGTTATCAAGAAACAATATTACTTCACGGAAGGAAGATGGATACCAGCCGCAGAACCGTTAACGCTTACCGAAAAAGACTTTACCGATGTTGGTAATGTAAGACAGGGAAAGAACTGCATAGAGGGCGTTCAGGGATACACGAAACAATACACAAGCGCGGGACATTCAATTTATTATAAATGTAGGGGCGGCATTCAATTAAGGACTAACACTGTATCAACCAAATCAAGAATAATAGGGCAGTTCTGGAATTCGTCTTTAATCAGTGCCGCTTTGTTTCAAAATATAACGTCAATACCTGGAAGCGGTTCTTTTGTCGGTTCTGTTTTGTTCAGTGATACCACTGGAATGAATTTCGGAAGATTCGCAGTATGGCCTGATAACCAAATAGTGTATTGCAATGGTGTTGATCAAAAAATATATGGCGGTGATGAAATGCGGTGCGCCGCTTTTATTACTACCGCACAGGAAGTAACAGGTGCCACCACGGTCACTCCCCAGAACTATTCAGATCAAATAACAAACGATCTTCAGTCTGAAGAAGAAGTTGCCCGTATAGGCGGTGAAAACGATAGCAATGCGCTGCTTTTGTTGAATTTTAATGGTGGAGCAAGTGCTACTATACAAGACACATCGGGTAAGGGACATGGGATGGCAAGTACCGTAGGTGGCGCTAAAACCACGGTTTCCTATTACAAATTCGGGGATGCCTGTCTTGGATTTGATTCTTCATCTGGAGCAATTGAGTATAGTTATCATGCAAACTGGAATTCAATAAAGACGATTGATAAATGGGTAAAGGACCTTACCGCATATGCTTCGGCGTATTCCTGTTCCGAAGCGGTGATAAACTATATATCTCACCTTATAAGCAATTGCTCTATGAATGTGGTCACCGGTGATGCGGTGTGTATCGTCCCCGTATCTGCCACTACAAGCGGAATATTTACCATAACAAGTGTGATCGGTGACACTCTTTTTCTCGATGCTGGTGACACGCTAACATCAGAAATAGGGGCTGATTTTCAAATATATCATATCAAGAGCCTCATGGGGAGATATGCGAATGCCTCTAATTTCTGGCAACTACTTAACGCTGGACCTAATTTTCACACGATACTTAATTATCAGTCGGGTGGAATAGGTTCATATGGATTTATAGGAAACTCACGGACGATAAACGCTTCAACATTTTATCATCTGGGAATTACAGCAAGTGCAGCCTCCGCACTTGGCACCAGCATTGCGGTGTTTGTAAGCGGAGCAAGTGTTTATGCAATGATGACTGATTTTGGATTTCATAGCGTTGTAAGCGGAAATATCAGGTTTGGAAACACGAATAGATGTGCAAGCAATAGCAGAAGCGTAAGCGGAAAGGATATTTACTTTGACGAGATAAGACTGTCTGACAGGGTGAGATACACCATTGATTTTACCGCAATGTCAAGGGCATACGTGCTGACGGGAAGAACCTTTCTTATCGGTTCTCTCAGACCGTTAAGGGGTGGTCATTTTTATATAGCCGCGGGGAACACCCAGATATCTGCATTGACCATGAAGACATGGGCTGGAACATCATGGTCATCTGTAACCATCACTGACAATACATCTTCCGGAGGAATAGCCCTTGCTCAATCAGGAACGTGGGGGTGCGAATCTACCGTTGGAACATCAAAACTCAAATACCTCGATGGGTATGTCCTTTATTGGTATCAGTTTACATTAAGCGCCGGTGAAGCGACCATTTACAAGGTAACCCTTGATGCAGACATACAGGATGTTAACGATGTGTTCAACGGAGAACAAACGCTCGTTGGGGCACTCCTTAAATATGAAGGAACTTATGAAGATTACACCGATTACATGAATGATGATTCCCGCGAGACATATGTGAGTCTTTATAATCTCACTACCGCACAATATTTATTGGGTGGGTTTCCAATACCGATGTGTGGATTCGTTATTGATACTGTCGAGGGCAATGTCAATTCAACCATAGCGTCCATGATAATTAACTACTGCAACGGCAATTCTCTTCCGGTATGGCCCACCGTACCAGGATTCCATGATGGTACGGCCAACGGTTCTATAACACTTAATCATGGAGGGGTTGTTTTCTGGAACCCATTGAACAAAGGAGAAGAATTTAAAACTGCAATAGGGAATGACAATAAACTTTATTATTACAAGATAGGCTTTACCGCTCAACTGGCTACCGGTAGTGCCCATATATGGAAATTGAGGGGCATTCCGGCACCACAGAAGATATTGCCATACAGATTCCCATTTATGTTTAAAAACAGACCAATGCTATGTGGTCTTGAGATAGCAAATCAGGGCCATAGAGTTGATTATGGACAAGTTGACGCTTATGCATTCTTTAATGGTTCAGATTCAAGCCTTGGAATAGATGGACAATCACTCTATTTCGGTAATGGAGATTCATTAACGGCGGCTTGTTCCTTATTTAACAGAATAGGAAGCTCACTCTATCATACGGCTGTTTTTACAAAGGATAATGAAACATGGATTTTGAATGGTTATGATGCCGAATCCTACGAGCAATTCCAAATAAGTGACAAGATAGGATGTCCGGCATGGATGACCATGGATACCATAGAAATAGGGTATGGCGATAGAAATAGCAATCAATCTGAACCAATGAAGTGTATAGCGTTGTGGTTGTCAGGCTCCGGACCTGTTACCTTTGACATTACCAACATAACTCCCATTTGGGATGATATAGCTTGTTATTTTGATGATACCGATCCTCGTTGCGTAAATTACAGCGAAATAAAAAAATCTGTTGGATGGACCGATACAAATTATATGGAATACAACCTATGCATCCCCTCTGGTTCAGGACAGACAACAAACAACGTGTGGTTGTTCTATGACCTTGTAAACAGAAAATGGTGGAAGCGTGAAAACTGTTCCGTACCACAAGCCATAGCAAAGGTGATGGATACCGATGGAACACCATACGTCTACGGATTTTTTGATGACGGCATTATGAGACGGCTTGAATATGGAAAATATTACGACTCAACGGAGTTTGAACGGTATGTAGAGACCACAGATATTATACCGGATGGAGATATGTGGAACGTTACCAGACTCGAAAGATTGAAACTCCTTACGGGAAAAGCATCGGAAACGGCATATTTAAGCATCACATACGCAGCAAGCGGTACTTCAATATCAAGCGGAGTAGATATAGGTTCTGTTTACACAAGCACATCACAAAGATTCATTAAGGACACACAAAGATTAAATCTGCTTGGTTGGAGTCATAAATTGAGATTTGCTATTACCGGTGGGGTTACAGATAAGGGTCTCAAACTGATAGCTTGGGGGGCACAATTTACGGTAGAGCGTGAAGATAAGGAGGTATCATAACATGGCTGGAATACCCGCAACATCGGACGTTGGATATACAAGAAAATTGTTAAAGGAATACGCCAAGTCTTCGGGGACGGGAACACCAAATGTCGAAGAAGCAGGATATGCCTATGGTAAGGGACAGGGAATACAGGGTGTTGAAGATATTAAGGCCAAAACATACAAAGACACTACGTCAAAGTCTCTTGAATTGGATAGGGCTAAACTTGCCGAGAGTGTCAGACAAAGCGGTTTAAACCTGAGATCACAATATAAGATGCTCGATACTCTTAAATCACAAAATACAATAGCCACCATATTGGGTGGTCTCACAACTGGTATTACGGCCCTTACCGGATGGTCCCAACTCAAGAAACAAGATGAGCGTGACAGAAAATACAACGAAATACTGAACATCATGAAGAGTACGGCTGCATCAAAAAAGACTATGCTGCCGGGATACGAAGACTTGATGTCAACATTTAATTCTATCTTATCAAGGATAAAAGGCATTGGTGCGGGTAGCCCCCCGCTTCCATAATGCCCGGAGGTGACATATGGCTCTAAATTATAACACACTGTTTACATCGCAATATGGTGCGGGAACCGGTAAAAAGCGGAGCTATCCCTATACGGGCGTGATGGCTGGCTCTGCCGAATCTGCGTTATCAAGAAAACTTGCCCAGGAAGAAAGAGATTACAAGCGAGAGCAATTAGACGTTGAGCAGGAAAGATTGGGCGAAATGAAAAACGAATTCAATTCTAATTATGCGCTTCAGGAAGATGCCAACGATGAGGCGAAAAAACAAGCAAAAATAGGAAACATTATTTCTGGAGCAGGAGTGCTTGTCAATGCTCTTCCAATGATAAAATCATTATTTACCGATACCGGTTCGAGTGCAGGAATAGAATCAAATTACAATGAATTCCAACCAACACCATCTGAAATAGACACCAACCCGTTGGGTGGAAGAATGATGGCCGGTATTCTTGGAACCGGAGCAACTTTATTTGGTGGCCCACTCGCCGGCCTTGGTGTGGGTATGATTACAGATGCGGCCAGGAGGTCTGGGAGTGGCGAGGAATTCTCTTGGGGAAATCTCTTTTCTGATGCAATAGGAAGAGCGGCAAAAGCTGCGATAGGATATTTTACACCCACGCAGGAAGTGACTAAAACTCTTGGAGTATCAAGCCCCATAGGTCAATCGGTTGCTCAATGGGGCATAGGTCAAGCAAAAAGTGCGGCAATAAACTCCATTTACAATAATACCATAGGAAGGCTGATTGGTAGTCTTAAGGAAACACCATCATATGAAAGAAACTACCTCGATGTAATGGGATACGAAGACACAAATAATTATCCCAGTATGGGGTCAGAAGAAGATCCGTATGGGGCAGTTTTTTCTTATGCAAAACCGGGGACCGATTTATATAATGCTGGATTCCAGCAATCAGATACATATTCCCAACCAACCAAATCTGGCACTACCCATCGTGGGCTTGAAGATTTAGGCATTGAGGGGTATTGGAAAGATATCGGAGCATCTGAACAACCAACTGCTGATTTTTGGGAAGGTGACACAGAAACCGGAATGTATGGTGGAGCCTATGAGTATGATGGTGGTGGTGGCGGTGGTGGCGGTGGTGGTGGCGGTACTGTTATCTGTACTGAGCTTCATCGACAGGGCTTGATTGATGCTGATTTTTACCGCACAGAGGCTAAGTATGGTTATTCGTTGCCGGTAGAGATAATGGAAGGTTACAGGGCGTGGGCCATTCCAATCGTGAAGTTAATGAGAAAATCATACATTATGACAAGGATAGTCAGGTTTATCGCTCAACCCATTCTGAATGAAATGGCACACAGGGCAGATAATAAATATTCTGCCTCTCTAATAGGGTCTGTATCGCTTTTTGTGGCATTGCCTGTATGTTCCTTCATCGGAAGGTCTAAAAGAACATGGGAGGTATCAAGATGGCTGGCGTAATCAATCCATATGGTGCCGTTCCAGAGGCATTACGGGAGTTGAGACTAAGCATTTCTGATGTCATAGGAAACGCCATCAAAAGCAGAGAACTCGATAGAAGAGTTGAAATGGATAAGGCCAACGCCGAGATACAGAAGGCAGAGGTTGAATCCAATATGAAACTAAGGTCGATGGATATTGATCTTAAAAAGAAGGGGTTGGAAGTAGAGGCCGCAAAGGATGAAAGAAATTATGGATTAGATCAAAAAAGAATGGCAATACAGGAAAAAGATTTAGTCCTTAGACAGAATCAGGACACAAGGGAAGCTGAAAAGTTCATTGAGGATAAGAAGAATGCCGAAGTGCTCAGGAGTATGCATAAGGCCCAGACAAAGCAGATACTTGCCAGTACCGCAAGGATAGGTCAGGAGATAACCGCAGCCAAGGAGATGAATACCATAAAAACAACGGGAGAGTGGGCAAGTCAATTCGGCATCCCAAAAGAAATGATGGAGTTCTTCGGGATTCAATCTGATGGGCGCATTAGGGGGAAGGACTTCAAGGACATGGCCGAAAAGGTTGTTGGCGTGATGATTACCAATCCGAGTGTGGGGGCAAAGGTAAGAATAAACACAATGGCTACACAAGCACAGGATTTGTTGAACAAGTATAATGCTTCACCAACTCCAGAATTAAAAAGTCAATTGCAGAACATTAAGAGCAAAATGATCCAAACTGCAATGTTTTCTGATGCCGGAGATTTGTTGAAAAAGAAAGATTCGGAAAGTAAATATCGGGAAGAATATAAGTCTTATTTAAACGCTACCGGAATTATGCCCGATCAAAATCCTATTATCGTAACAGACCCAAAGAACCCAGAAAGAACAAAGGTCAAAACCGTAGACGAATACGTTAAGGAGAGAATGGCCACAGATGGAACTTTAAATGAAAAAGCAATTAAGGACTTAGTAGGCTCAATTGAAAAAACGATTATAAAACCATCGGCCAAGGGGACAAAAACCGAATTGCCTCCACTTACAGATTTTGTTGTTCCAGAGAAATACACGGGTGGGGTTTACAGTAAATCAATGAGAAGATCAACCGGAGACCCGACCAAGGGCTTTATGGAGAGATAGTTTGGGATTTAACTACGAAGCAGCCAGAAAAGCGGGGTACTCAGACGAACAGATTAATCAATTTCTGAGTTCGCCCGACTACAAAAAAGCGGAAGAAAGCCCGTCAATATCCATTTCTGATCTTGGAAGGTCTGTGGCCACAATCGGCCCGTCACTAATGAAGGCCGGAGCCGCAACCGTTCAGGCATTGGAAGAGGTATCCCCCGTTGACGTTGTTACTGGGCCGTTAAAACTCCTTACATTGGGCCTGAAAGGATATGATAAGGTTTTTGATGTTGCAAGAGAAACAATATCGAGAGGTTCTATACCATGGGATTATACCCCAAAAACAGGAAGGGGTGTGTGGGCAACGGAAAGATTGTCAAACACCATAGAAAAGAATGCACCCGATTTTCTGAAACAACCGTTAGCGGGTGCCGGTAATGATCCCGCCATGGGCCGTGCAGTTAAATATTTTGATGAACAAATAAACGATCTTCGTCCTGATGCTAAACCAGGAACGGCAAAATCAAACATTCTTGGCGCAATTGAAAGCGTTAGTCTAAACATTCCCTTTTTGATGGCTGGCATTTTAACGAGGAATCCCAAGGTCGCGCTCATGGGTATGTCGGCTGAACAAGGCGCTGAAGAATACGGAACCATGAGGATGAAGGGTTTTAGCCCATCAGAATCGTTGTCTGCCGCGACAGGATACGGATTATCCGAATATTGGACAGAGAAGATACCGGTGGGTGTATTGTTAAATCCCAAGTTATCAGTGGGCAAGAGAATTCTTGGAGAGATGCTTTCTGACATCCCCGGTGAAATGGTAGCAACGATGGTGCAGAACGGTATTATTGATTCTGCCACAACCAATCCAGATATGACGGTTGGCGAGTTGGTTCAGGATTTAAAGAATACTGCTATTCAAACAGCCATCGCCACACCAGCTTTAGCAGGGGCAATGCAACCGGCAGTTAAATGGGCAGAGAAAAACGAAGCAAGAATGATTCGTTCCAATGTCGAAAACAAATCGTATCTGAATATGCCCGATGGGGAATTAAAAAACTATGTGGCATATGTTGACGAACTTAGTAAAAACAGACCGGAACTTGGTGGAGATGCCGAAATATTGCATTCCGAGGTTGTCAGAAGGGAAGTATACTCCGACCCGATAACGAGGGCTTCCGATGCCATGATACAAGACCTTGCTTCCAAATTGGGCATTGAGATACCAAGCACATTACAAACGGAAGGAACAATTCAGGAAGATTTCAAGGAAAGTCAGGCGCAAAGTGTTGAACAGGATATTCAGGCAAAGAACGAAACGGTTCCCGTTGAACTGGATGTTGCCGGAAGGGTTGCGGGAGAGGTTCAGAAGGAAAGGATAATGGAGAACATCCAACCTACCGTAGAATCATCTGATTTTACCGAGCAATACAATGGCATAAGGAATATAGCCCAAGGGATAAGCACATTAGAATTAAGTCCTGAAAATAGAACTGAATATATCGAAAAAAGACTCGCGGAAGATTTTGGTGGAGATACCGAAATAACTTTATATAGGGGTGTCAACGAAAGTGATAAACCCAATCCGTTTGAGTCAGACACAAACTCTAAATTGGGAAAATTCTGGAGTCCCAATCCTGCCCACGCTCAACAATTTGTAAACAGAGGCGAGGGCGGTCAACTATATGCCGTCAAAGTCAAGGCTTCAGATTTATTGAGCAACAACTGGCAGGGGTTGGCTAAAAATGAAGTGCATCTACCAGACACATTACAACAAAATGCAATGCCGGTAGAATATACTTCATCGGGACAAGTAAAACCAATTGGACAATCTGCGTGGGGGAAAATCAAATCATTTAACGAGAAACTTGGTCAACGCGGTAGCCTATCCAACGAGACCAAAGAACTCGAAGATGAATTCAGTAAGGCATTGACAGATAATTTCCACGCTGTCAAAACTCAGTTTACCGCCACAATGCCCTCTAATATGCCGGATGCCGGTATTATCGAGCGACTGTTTAAAACCCCGCTTAACGTTGGCGAAGGTACACCCATGGAAGCAATACAGAGCGTATTTCAATCTCAACGCTCTGATGACTTTAATCAGACGCTTCTTAACATGATTGGCGAAAGTGATAACAATGTCCTTGATGCCGCTCAGACGCTTCAAAGAACTTCACCGGAAGATTATCAAAAACTGAGCAACGCCGTTGATGTGATAGATAAATTCTATCAGAAATCAGATGAAGAAAATAGAGATTACAACCTGTTAATGAGAAACTTGGAGGCCAAAATAAGGGCAACTGGTATATCTGAAGAAGGTATACGGGCATGGAAACTTGACAGGGCATACATAGACCGGGCACTCGCTATGCTTCAGTCGGACGCACAGGAAGAAGTAAAACAACTTGAGAATAATACCAATCTCAAGGAAGATGGTTTTGAACTGAAACCGACCAAAAGCACAAAGTGGTCATCATGGGAAATCAGACCAAATAATGAATTCGATAAAATAATGTTTACCATAACCAGCGATAAGGCCGGTGATTATGGATTACCGGCAGACGATGGAATCCATTATCTTGTAGGGCATAAACGTAGCGGTGGGATGGACATTACACAGATATTATTCAATGAAGAATCCTATTCAGAAGATGGTGCCGCCCAATGGTGGGAACAGAACAAAAACGCTTTTAATAAAAAGAACAAAGATGTTCGGGTGGACACACTGAAGATGCTCAGACAATTTATAGCTACCATGGGAGAATTCAGGGGTACTTATGCTCCAAGGGTACGCAATAAGGGTAAATATGCTGTAAGGGCGTGGCGTGAGGGTGAAGGTGGAGACAAGATATTCTATCTTGATTTTCTTCCATTCAAAGGACAAGCGGGCAAACTGGTTTCCCAATTAGCAAGATCAGGATGGAAGGAAGCGCGTTATGAAGATGCCACACGGTTGCCAGAATCAATATACCTGAACGTCAAACCGTCCGATATGAGTCAGTTCATAGACTATGCCATGGAACGGTTGAAGGAAGGTGGGGGAGTTGATCCGGAAACGGCATCAAAACTATCTACCGATATTATAGGTGCCATTGCTGACGTAATGAAAGAACGGGGATTCCTTCAACACAGGATGACAAGATCGAGAGGGGTTCTAATTGAAGGATATGAAACAGATTATCTATCACGTAATATCCGCTATGCAAGCAACCTCGCTGGCGGTTTAAGCAAGCAACGGGCATCGAAGAAAGCAATGGATCTTCTTGCTCAAATAAAATCAACCGGAAAGGACGCTACGCTTTATTCCTATGCCAGAGATTACATTGCCGAGAACTTGAGAAACGTAGACCAACTTGATAGGATTATGGGGCAGTTAAAAACCATCGCATCGTTAAAATACCTCACATCTTTTATACGAACCCCTCTTGTAAACCTGTCTTCTTTTCTTACAACAACAATACCAGCACTGCATTTATATGCCAGCGAGCAGAAAGTATCATTACCGAAAATACAAAAGACGCTCTTTGATTCTATTCTTGAATACATGAATGTCATGTCTCAGGAACAGACAAGAGATTATAAGGTTGTTGCCGGTGGTAAGAGAATAATAAATATTGTCGGAAAGAGGGCAACCGATCCCGTTGTCATTAAATTCATAGGGGAAGTTGAAAGATTGCACGAAGATGCCCCACAATTCGTTCGTGATGCGGTGGGTGGTATGAAGCGATGGGATGGTGGTTTTATAGACCATACAAAGAAAGTAGCTTTTTTCGGCATGTCCGTTACGGAAAGGCTTTTGCGCGGCGCAACTATGGTGGCCGGTTTCAAGTTGGCATATAAAAATTCCATAGAATCAGGTATGAATCCCGATGAGGCGTATGAGCGAGCCAAGATAATGGCAGAGAAAGCAAAGTTACAGGCCCATGCTGCATACGGGACACCCAATGCTCCATCTTGGACATGGGGTGAATCTGCCGGTGCAAAAGTCATGAAGGCGATGTATACCTACTGTAATTATCCTCACCAGTATCTTCAATTGCTTTATAACCTTGGCATAAAACATAAAGATATAAAAGCTGCTGTCTGGGCCACATCTGCTCCAATAGTCCTTGGAGGAGCAACGGTAATACCTTTTTATAAGGCAACCCTATGGGGTATATCACAATTTTTGCAAGCACTTAACATAACAGATAAAGACCCGGAGAAATGGTGGTGGGATATGCTTCGTAAGCATTGGGGAACAACGGTGGAAAGATTCGGAAGATTTGGCTTGACAGGTCTTGCGGGTTTCGATATTAGCGGTTCCATGGGAATAGGTTTTCAAATGCCACAGAGTATTACAGATTGGTTGGGTCCAGTTGGCGGTGTCATAGAAGATGTGAAAGATGGAATTGCATATGCAAAGAACGGCCAATGGACAAGGGCATCGGAAATGATATTGCCGAGAGCACTTTCCGATGTAGCGAGAGCGTATAGAGAAGCTACCGGTGGGGTAACGTCAAGAGAATACAGATCGCTTTTTAATGAAAAAGGACAGCCATATAAACTGTCTGCGTATGAAACGGTGATGAGGGCTTTTGGGTTTAGATCATCCGAAATAGCCAGGCTAACCAACAGACAATCAGACATTAAAAGACAAAAGGCGGCAATAGAAGAAAGACGAAAAGACATTCTTCAACGATACAGGTCATACGTGTTGAGTAGGGGATCACAAAGTGAACTTGCGGCAATAATGAAAGATATCCATACGTTTAACAACATGGCAATGAAACACCCCGGCATAGCGCTACTAAGACTGAGCACACTGAGAGATCAGGCAAGAGGCGTATTAATGCCATCAAAACAGCAAAGGTTGCTACAAAGTGATGAAGGAGACTAATAATGGGCAAATGGTATGAAATTTCCTTAGACGAACTAATGCATAATGAGAATATGCATAAACAAAAAGTTACCAATCCAAGGAAAAAGGCTGTGATGCTTACCGAAATGATGTTGTCGTATGTCCTTAACAGATTGGGGGTAGACACAAAACTCGAAGCTGATATCATTAAGGAGCAGCAGGACGTTCTTGGCATAGATATACGGGAAATGGACGAAACTCAGTTGAGGATGCTTTGCATGATGATGAAGAAAGACTTCAACGCAAAAGCTCTCGGTTTCTATGTATATCAGCACAACGAACCAGTGGCATTTATCAGCGATCCATATGTTAAACAAGGCCAAGTCAAAGTATCCGTTGAACCATATGATACGAGAATAGCCTTCAACGAAAAGTCAATGAGAATGGAGACTCGCGCATGAAACGTTTGATAATATTATTTGCCATTATAATCGTACTTATATCCACACCTTCTTTTGCTTACAAATGTTTTTATTCCGATGTTTTAAGAACCAGTGCTGGGGCCGTCGTGCCAAACGCTACAGTAACGGTTTATCTTGCCGGTACATCTACAGTTGCAAGAATATATGAAGCGGTCGGAGATACCATACCCGTCTCTACTGTTACATCAGATTCTTCCGGAATATTTGAGTTCTATGTTGATAGATTTGATTATGATACCGACCAGAAGTTTAAGATAAGTGCCGTAAGCGGTTTGACCACTGCAACAAAAGATGACATCGAAATAGATCGTGCCGTTCTCGGAACTTACACCATCTCAGCCGACAAGTCAGTAACAACTCACCTAACCGTTCCAAAGGGTGTTATTTATTCAGTAGCTTCAGGTAAAACCCTCACCCTTTCCGGTTCTCTCTCTGCCGGTCCCTATCAAATATTTTCCGGTACGGGTACTGTAACCGGCCTTAGACATGCCTATCCTGAATGGTTTGGTACTGACCATGA